CCCGTATATACGCAGACAGGATGATTAACTCATCAACCATTAATCAAATGACATCCCGGGATGAAGAGAAGGCCCTGATGGACCTGAAGGCATACGAGGGTGACACAGCCGATTACAACATGATGGATAATTATTCAGTGGCTCGTGTTCTTAACCGTGGGTTTAATCAGAGGATACTAATGTAATGTCTCTCATCAGTTCTGCTATACCAAATTTAGTTCAAGGTGTTTCACAACAGTCTCCATCTCTACGTCTATCTAGTCAGGCAGAACTACAAGAGAATGCGTTCCCCTCATTGGTAGAAGGTCTGCAGAAGAGACCACCTTTAGAACACACATCGATCTTGAGTAATACTTCGACCACAGGGTCTTTCATTCACTTGATTAACAGGGATGCCACAGAGCGGTATTTCATGTTCATCAATACATCGAACCAGATAAGCATATCGGATCTAGCAGGTAACGCTAAGACAGTTACATATCCTGATGGAACTAATTATCTAAACTCAAGTAATCCTACTGCAGATTTTAGGGCTGTCACAGTTGCTGATTATACGTTCATCGTAAACGCATCACAGACAGTAGCCATGAACACTGCTACAACCCCTCTGTTTCCATTCACGGGTTTGATTGCTGTTAAGCAAGGTGACTACAACCAAAGATACTCAGTATATCTTGATAACGCTTTAGCAGCCGATATCACTACAAGCTCAACAGATCAGACAGAAACCAGAACAACTAGCATTGCTACTCGTTTAGCTACAGCTATCAATGGTGTCTCAGGTTTCACTTCGTATGCTGACGGTAGTACAGTTGTTATAACCAAGACCGGAAATGCTGTTTTTGATATGGCAACCTATGACAGTTTAGGTGACCAAGGTTTATCTGCTACCTCAGGCACTGTTCAAAGGTTCGATGATCTGCCCGACCAAGCACCGGATGGATTTATTGCTCATGTACAGGGTGACCAGACAAATAACTTTGATGATTACTATGTTAAGTTTGTGGCTGATGATGCCAACAAGGTATCCAGCGGTACTTACATTGAAACTGTAAAGCCTAACATAACCTACGAACTCAACGCTTCTACAATGCCTCACCTGCTTATCAGACAGGCTGATGGTTCATTCACACTAGAGGAAGCTGAGTGGGGAGATAGGGTTGTTGGTGATGAGCTATCAATCCCTAATCCAACCTTTGTTGGTAATAAGATTTCTGATGTATTCTTCTTCCAGAACCGACTAGGTTTTCTATCAGGTGAGAATGTAAATCTATCGCGTACCTCTGAGTATTTTGATTTCTTTGGTAAGACTGCGAGAACTCTACTAGATGATGATCCGATTGATGTAGCTGCTAGTCACACTAAAGTTTCACTATTGAAACATGCCGTGCCTTTTGACCGGAAGCTTCTTCTATTCTCTGACCAGACGCAGTTCATGTTTAAGGGCGGGGATTTCCTTACGCCTAAGAATACATCGATCAGTCAGACCACAGAGTACGATGCGAGCACTACAGCTAAACCTGCAGCCGCTGGGAATGTCGTGTACTTCCCTGCAGACCGTGGAGGCTTTACGTCGATCAGAGAATACTACGTCATTGATGATACAGATCGATCAGATGCACAGGATATCACAAGTCATGTGTCTAAGTATGTTCCTGATAATGTCTTTGAGATGGCTGCAAGCACTACAGAGAACGCTCTGGTATGCTTAACGTCTACAGAGACTAGCTCAATGTATGTTTATAAATGGCACTTCGCTGGTCGAGAAAAGATGCAGTCAGCTTGGTTTAAGTATACCTTTAGTGGATTACAGGTACTTAATGCTGAGTTTATTGGTAGTGCTTTATATGTAGTGGGTAACAAGGATAGTAAAACTGTCTTGTATACCATGCACTTCGACTCAGGCAGGTTTGATACTAACCAAGATTATGTAACCAGATTAGACTTTAGGCTAAGTGAAACTGACTGCACTCGTGTTTATGATTCAGCGGCAGACACAACTGCTATTACTTTGCCTGTAACCTTAACCACACCAGTTATAGTAACTCGTGGAACCAATCAGGGTAGCATCATAACCCACACGGGTTCCTCGAATGTCCTGACAGTCACAGGTGATAAATCAACTACAGAGTTCTTTGTAGGTGAGAAATACATGATGACCTATGAGTTCTCTGAGCCAACTCTGAAAGAGCCTACATCTCAAGGTGGGCGTGTAGCTATTACAGGTGGACGGTTGCAGATCAAACATTGGCTATTGAGATACCAAGATTCCGGTGATTTCACTGCTAAGGTTTTACCTCGCTACAGACCCTTACAGTCCTACGGGCTGGGCGGTTCGTTTGATTACACAGGTCGTGTAGTCGGTGGCGGTGCAGGTGTACTTGGTACAACCACACTAGCCTCAGGTGACTTTAGGTTTCCTATCATGTCAAAGGCAGACAGGCTGAGTGTAATCATCGAAAGTGATAGCCACCTGCCCTGCCAGTTCCTATCGGCTGAGTGGGAAGGTGCAATGCACATCAGGTCAAGAAGAGTAAATGGATAAATATCTAACACCTACAACGGTTGAAGATATCGATTACCTTTCCACTAGACTAAGACAAGCAGATATAGATGAGTGTTCCGCTGCAACAGGTAAGCCTGTGCGGGATGCTCTCTACACTGGTTACTTAGCTGGAGACATCACCTTAACCCTTAGAACCTCAACAGGTCTGAGGGTGGGTGTATGCGGTGTCGTACCTTCACCAACAATGGACGCAGGGGTTGTCTGGATGACAGCAACAGATGACATCTATCAACATCAGATGACCTTTCTGCGTAAAAGTAAGGCAGCACTGGAGTACCTATCAGATGGGTACTTGGCGCTGTTTAACTGCGTCGATGCTCGCAATCACCTACACATAAAGTGGCTGAAATGGATGGGCTTCACGTTCATTCAAAAGCACGAAAAGTATGGGGCTGAACAGCGGCCCTTCTACGAATTTCTAAGGATAAGCAAAAATGTGTGAACCAGTAACAATGGCACTGGCAGGTATGGGTGCAGGTATGACAGGCGCTACTGTAGGTGCAGTAGGGTCAGCGGCTGCAGCCTCTCAGGCAGCACTAGCAATCAAAGGTATTAGCGCAGCAACTAGCGCACTAGGTGCTATAGATGCCTCTAATAAGCAGAACGCTGCAGTAGCTGCAAACGCTGCCGCTGCTAAAGATGCCTACTTCCTAAAATCAAAACAGTCGAACTTACAGATCCTACAAGAGCAACGGCAAGCCTCTCAACAGAAGCAAGACGCTGACCTCAAAGCTATGAAGTCACAGTCTACTGCAAGCGCAGCGGCGGCTGGTGCAGGTGTTCAAGGCGTGGACGTAGATCGACTAATCAATGACTTCGAGCGGTCTGAGGGTGTCCTAGCAGATAGGATTTCTCAGCGCCTAGAAGGTATGCAAGCTCAGAACGAAATGAACAAGCTGGCATATCAGACAGAAGCAAATAACAGAATTAACTCAATGCAGCCCGTAGGGTTCGCTGAGACCTTATTCAATGTCGCGGAACCTCTTGCAGGTTTCGGACTCGATTACATGGATGAGACAAACAGACTAGCAAGCTTGGAGGCGTGACATGGCTAGAGCAGTAGTCGGCAACCCCTTCGAGAACCAAATACCAACTGTAAGCCCTACGGCTCAACCAGTAGATATTTACCAACGGGGTGTCGTTAAGAGTAGCCCCTTCGCATCACTAGCTGAGAACCTCTCACGGTTAAGCCAGAAAGCTGACAGGGCTTTCGGTAACGTAGAGAAGCGAGCGGCTGAACGTGAGTTCGCTGAAGGACAAGAATTATATAATAAGACCCGTCTGTCTATCGGGGATGCAGTACGCGATGGTATCATCGATGAAGGTGAAAGCCCCTACCTGAGAAAAGGTTATCGTGTATCCCAGCTAAACGTACTGGCAAACAAGTATGCTACAGATCTAAACGTAGCTCTGGAAGCTCAACAGCTTTACAAGAATGGTAACCCTGCAGCGGCTGCAAAGTTCTCTCAGGATTTCTATAACAAGTTTGTGGAAGCTAACGATCTGTCATCCTTTGCTCCTACAGAACTGGCTGAGTTTCTTACGCCAACCACACAGAAGGCTAATGCAGCTTTCATATCTTCTTGGAAAACTAAGAATATCAGTTGGCAGCGGGAACAGAATTATATCCAGCTTGGTCAGGAGATTGGCACATATACTGATAGCCTATATGACAGTGGTGATATTACGCCTGAGAAAAAAGCTGCCTATCTTAATTGGTTGCAGAGTAAAGTTAATGGCGCAGAAGTTAATGGGATGGATAGGCAGAAAGTTAATAAACTTTTAGTTGATTCCCTCATTCTAACTGCAGAAGAAAACAAAGATGCAGACCTATTGAATATCTTAGATGACATTCAAGTGGGAACAGGTAAGCTTGGTAGTTCTATTGCAGTTAGGAATGCAGTTCTTTCATCTCAGAAACGTATAGCGAGTGCGCGACAGTCAGAAGAAGTTGCTCAAGCTAAGGCAGATAAAGCTGAAGCTGATGCGAAGCAGGATGGTTATGAAAGTGCTGCCCTGATTGCAGGGTTAAAACTACTGAGCGGCGATAATAGCGTCAAAGCAATGCAAGAATTAGAAGCATCGTTAGCCGATATGATAGGGGCTGGTAATGCCAGCGAAGCAAAGACTTGGCTTAACTTTGCTTTATCGATGGAGAAACAAGGTTCAGAAGAGGCAGACAACGCTGCTTCTGCAAAGATCTTTGAGGAAATATTCAAGGATGGCACAACACGATTAGAAGCCGCAAAGATATTAACAACAGCAATTGATAACGGTGAGATAACTCCAGACTCTGCCAGAGGTTTCCTAAACGATATAACTAGACGTTTGGAGAAAGATGGGAAAATCACGCCACTACCAATTTTAAAATCAGGTAATTTGGCTTCAGAGACTTACGATGATTTCATCAAGCTGGTGGGAGCCAAAGATCAATATGGGAATTTTATAGATCAAAACTTGATTAACAGAGCCAAGAGAGATTTTCAGGCGTTGTATATTGATTGGTATAATAGCCTAGAAGTACCACCATCAGAGGCAGTTAATTATCAAAAGGCTTTAGAGATATCAGAAGTTCTAACAAATAAATATGTAAATAAATCAGTAGAAAACAATACAGACGAAGCCTTAGAGGCTATCGAAATATCTCGTGACCCTGAAAAAGCAGCGGCTGCAGAGGCAGAGTTGGCTGCACAATTAGCTGAATTAAACAAAAATAAAGATACAAATATAATTAAGAGAATGCGCGATTTATTTGATCGGCTTTTTGAACCTTCAGCACCATTGCCAAAGAAAATTAATTAGGAGTTAGATAATGGAAGAGGAAGTAAACAACTTTGACCTCACTCCTGATGCTATTCAATGGATTAAGGATAACCCGAAACACTTTGGGATGTTCGATCAAGAA